ACGTCTGCAAGTTGTAAAGGTCTAGGTAGTCCAGCGTATTCGTGATTACCTGCCCATACTTTCCGTAAGCTATCAGTAACTCCATGGCAGTTTATCCATACCGCTATTTTGTTTTTTTTAGCGAACATCCTAAACTCTGTTAGGCAGTAGTAATTGTATTCATATCCTCCATAACTTTTATATAAAGGGTAGTCTTTCGATAGTGAGTTGTAAGGGTCTACTAATAGACCGTTAAAGTCCCATACGTCTTTTATAGCTTGGACCTCATCCAGTAGAGTCTTATAGGTGTATATCTTTTCAGCGTCTATTATTTTAAAGTGGTCATAGCACCAGTCCATAGCCTTTTTAATAAGCGTCTCGTTAGCCTCTTGAATAGTCTTACCCATTCTAAACTCTACTATACGTCTTGCTATACTTTGTGCTGTATTCTCGGAGCTAAATATAACAAAACGTAAGTCGTGCTTTTTTGCCCATAGAGTAAATAGATATATTAGTAGCGATGTCTTACCGACATTTGCATGACCAATTGCTAAATTTAGGGTTCCATCGAGCTTTAGTCTAAGGTGTTCGTCTATTTGTGGAATACCAATTTTAAGACCTTCTAATACTCTACCATGTTTTATGTCTAGTAGTTTGTTATGTATGTTATCTTTATCTACTATCATAATCTAAAGGTATAAAAAAAAGGTCTTGCTTTATTAATAAAGAGAGTTTAAAAATTCTCGCTCTTGGTCTGTTATATCATATGTTTTTTCAATCAATTTAACAAGGCTTTGAATTTTCTGACATATACTAATATTAACAGCTAAATCTTGGAGGTACCTCGTTGGTATTCTTGGTAGATTATCTTGAGTTTTTGCATACTTCATTTTTTCATTACCAGTTCTTAGTAACCCAACTGCGAAATCACCTCTGTGTATGTGACCTTCTTCACAAGCAAAATACTCCTCCCTTAATTTTATAATTTGGTCTAAAATTTCATCTCTTGTTTTTTCGTATTTATTCATAAAATGGAGTTTCCTCTCTCGCTGGTTGCTGCGAGTTGTTAGATACCTCTCCAGCTGGTTTAAGAGACCAGCCTGTTAACTTTGTAAAATAACCTCCAGCTTTAGATAAGTTACTTTTAATATTAAACTTTACTATTACGTTTTGGTTTACTGAGATTTCTTTTATTTGATTTCTCTTATCATTCCAAAACTCTATTGGATGAGTCTGAGGGAATTTCTCGTCTGTCTGTATTAGTATCGATTGTACTGATTTGTCGTTTATTGTTTTTGGGTCCATTATCTTTTTGACCACGCCTTGTAGTTCCATATATATAAATTTTTTGGTTATTAATTATTTTAAATCTTTTCCTGACTCTGCAATTTTTCAAGTAATTGTTGTATTTTTTTAGATATTTTATATTGCGTTCTTAGGTTGGTTACCGTATAACCTTTTCCTACTAAGTCAAGAGCTTGGTTAAATTCGCTAGTGCCTTCATTAAGCCAAACTTTTTTATCCTCGTCTACTGGAGGTAAGTCAGGTAGAAGATTTTCTACCTTTTGTCCTTCGCTGCCTATTACCCAGTTGGCAAATATCTCAGCTGTCTTTATTATTTTATCTTCGGTCCAGTCATCTGTTTTACTATGTAAATCAGTAGCTCTATTTAAAGAGGATTGTCGTATTATATGTAATTGTGTTTCTGTCATGATATTAAGTTTTTGTTTTTATTTGTATTTCTAATTGGTATTTTAGCTGTTTATTTTCTTCTCTGAGTTCTTGTATAATTCCCCAAAGTTCAGCTTTTGTTTTATTTTCCATTTAGCTAAGTTATTAAAAAATTATTAAATAAAAAAAGGGTAGCTCAAAAAAAACTACCCCTTCTTACCAAAAACAAAACAAACTTCAAAAACTATTTATTAAGGCTTTCTAACTTTTCTGCGTAGTCATCTATCATTCCCAATAGGTCATCGTTAGAAAACTTAACTACTTTTTGACTCTGCAAATATAGTGATTCTGAAAGTTCTTTTCCTAGATATAAAGAAAATTTATAAATCTGTCCCTGTTGCATAACATTACATCCATAGCATTGAGGATAACAATTTAGCTCATCCCACCTAGTAGAGTAATGTCTCCTAGACATAAAGTGACCTGCCTGTATATTTTTAATAGGATATTTTCTACCACAAGTTACGCAAGTACATACTCCATATTTATCCGCACCTTTCGCTCTAATATATTTACTAAATACAGTATCTAGTTTTTTTACTAAAGTTTTACGGCTCGGTTTTCTAGGCATTATTTATCCAAAGTATATATAAGCTGTTTACCAGTTGTAGAATCTATAGAAGATATTAATTTATACAAATATTTACTATCAGCCTTTACTTTATTTTTTTCGTACTTATGACTATCTGTACCGAGATTCTGATAGCTAATTGCGTCAAGTTCTAACACGCTATCCACTCGGTCCCTTACGGTAAGTTTAAAGTCTTTTATAATTGTTTCTGCTAGTTTTCTGATAGTAGTATCCTCCATTTTTATATATTATATTAAGTTATTATTATACCACTAACCCACCAAAGTTCGACTATTTTTTTTTAAATGTCAACTTTTTCTGTTAGTTTTTTGTTAACATCACCTACCTTGTCCTCTATAACCCTTGACGTAGTTCTTAGAAGTTTTAAGTTTTGACGTTTTACTTTTGGCGTGTACGTTTTTACGTTTTACCTTATTTTTTTTTCTATAGACTACAGCTTGTATCTTTGCCATTATCTATTTTCTTGTAATAGTTCTACTTTATACTTTATAAGTGCGTTTTGTATTTTCATGTTATTTATCTCATCAACTGCCTTTTGCACTTCTTTAGGAGGTTGGAAATCATTAACCCATCTATAGTTATATTGTACCTTTTCGTCCATTTTAGATACCTTAATCTTTAGCATTTCTATTTCAGCTGTAAGATTAAACCAAATACTAGCTACAGTAACCACGCCTATAATCATACCGATTAAGGCTTTTATATCTAAACTTATTTTTGATTTGTCCGATATATCCATTATTGATGCTTGTTATTTCCAAATACCTTTTCTACTCCACGACTACCAAAATAACCGCCTATAACGATAGATAATAATCCAGTTATACTATCTAACGGATAACCTAAATACCATCCTATAACATAGCTTACAGTTAAAAATACAAGGGTTAATGGTCGTACATTAGAAGATAACCAAGAACCACTCCTTGCGTCAGCAACCCACCTTCTTGTAGTACCATCTATTTCAGCTCGTTCTATATCAAGCTTTTTAAGTGCTATTTGTTTATCAGAATCAGACATATCCGAACCACCAATAATAGCCTGTATAACGCTTCCTGCAAGGGTATCACCTGCGACAGCACCAACAACACTAGGAATTTTCTCAAGTAGAAACTTGCCTACGCCTGTTTCCTTAAATGGTTTTTTTTTACTCATATAACCCTATAAGATGTTTTACCGTTTATTTTTTCAGCTCTTAGGCATCTACCTCTATTCTCGTCTTGAGATACCCAAGCTACATGAACCCAGTTAGGATTTTTATCTGTACCAAATTCCCAAATAATAGTATCAAAGTTAAGGTTTTCTTTGATATAGTAAAACATTTCAGCGTTAGTTTTATGACCAAAAGTATCGTCTAAATCTATCGCTCTACCATGACAATGGAAACTGGTTTTACTGCCACCTATAGCAGTATTTAATTTTTCGTTTCTGTAAAAAGAGTTTATTTTAATTGGTCCGCCTACCCATTGTCTAAGAGGCTCAAAGATGTTAAGAGCAACACCGACCATATTACCAAGTTGGTATCCATTTGGAGTATTATCTATATTTAAACGTAAAGCTGTATTAGACCTAACAGCCTCCTGATAACTTATATGGGTACTTATTCTCTCCACTTACTTTGCTCATCTATTTACTTTGTTATAATACCATGAAGTTAGCAAATATTCAACAAGCCTACAAGCTACATAGAAAGCTATATGTTCCATTACTTTTTTATTTTAGATATTTCTGACTTTATATCTTTTACTATTTCGTTAAACTTGTTTTCTAAAGCGTCTGGAATACCGTCTTTGTCTTTGTCGGTAAACATACCGTAGACAGTTAGTGCCATCATAATAGCTGTTAGAAACATTACTATAGAAATTATTATAACTATTGTATTCATATTTATATATTTAGGTGACTGCCATCACAATAGCCGTCAGGGTTAGAAGTGCAACCGCACTCGCATTTAGGTTTATAGTTCATCTTTTGGAGGGTTATTTTTTAAGTCATATTTTAAAGCTGCGGACAATATTATCTTATCCATAATAGCGTCTTGGTTTTCTAGCATTTGTTTTTGCAAGTTTATAACCATTTCCTCTAGTCTATCTTTTGCATCTACAAGCATTTGTATTTGATGTTCTTTTTTTTCTATTGTTGCTTTTAGTCCATTTATATCGTCAGGCTTAGTTCCACTTATAGCGGAAATTAAAACTGGAATTGACGCTGCGATAGAACCAATTAACATTAATACAATCTCTTTATTTGATTCTAAAACTGGAAACTGTACAAAAGTTATTATTATTCCAACTATAAATAGAAATACAAAAAGGCTTCCTGCATAGCTGCGTATCTCTTTTGCTGAACCGTTTTTAAAAGTCATTTCTTTAGTTTTTGTGTTATTGATATTATAGTATATCCAATAGCAAGTAAAAGACTTATAGCTTGTAGAACAGGATTTATAGCACTAACTGAAAATGCTAAAGCAACTGCATTTAAACCATAAATCTTTATATCTTCCATTATGCTATTGCTAAATAGATGTAATCTACATTAAGTGTATTAAATCCATAAGAACTTGCGCCGATTTTAGGTTGGAATCCTTTTGTTGCTCCAGTTAAAAAATCTAAATCATAATTTGAAATAGATTGCTCTGCAATATTTAAATCTGCATACAATCTTTTATTTCTTGGGTTTGATGTACTTCTTACGTTATCATATATAATCCAATTTCCACCACCATTATCAGTTGTAGTTGCTTTAATCATTACGAATCGAGGAGTAAATCCAGTATCTACAACAGTTCCTGTATTATTTCCGTTCCCTGTATAAGACCCTATTTTCTGATACGCTGTTGAATGGAAGCAGTAGGCGATATAAGATTGACCGCTAACAGAAACACCATTACCAACAGAAAAAACAGATGATGTTGGTGCTGTATTATTCCAAAAAGCATTACTTGTTTCTTCCCCATTAATTCCAAATCTTATCGCTCTATCTGATTGATTTGTTAAACCTACACAATTTATAAACCAAGAGTCAGAAAAACTTGTTGCTTTTAAAATTATTAAATCAGGTTTGTTTATTCCGTGACCAACAGTAATTGTTGATGCATTTGATGTGAATTTCACAATACTAAATCCTGCTGCTGTATTTGCACTTACTTGACTTGTAATGCTTCCATCTGTATTATTTACTGCTGAACCTCCTGCTTTCCAACACCAAGCAACGTAACTTCCTCCATTACTTGTGTCGTTTGTGTAATTGTTAGATGGATTATTGTTTGTTCCTACATTAACAGTAAATCCGTTAGTATCAAAAGAAGAAACATTCCCATTTGCACCTGCAGAAACTCCACTTTCAGATAAAGCAAGATTAGATATTAAACCGTGATTTCCAGCTTCTCTAACAGAATCAAATAAAATATTTTGTTGCGTATCTACCCTACTTTTTGCCCAAACAAAGTCAGGCTGAAAACCAACCCCTGTAATAGCTTGTGTTCCACCATTTGCTGTATAAGTAACAGTATTGAAGTAATCAGTACCTACAATTCCTCCTGCTCCACCTTGAGAAAGCATTTTCTTTTTTCCTAAACTCATTATATATAACTTGGAAGTTGATAATCTACAATAGAACTTTTTGTTGAAAGTGCATTTATTTCTGCTTCTTTACTCGCACATTCAGTTCTTAAAGATGCTCTTGCATCTATAATGTCTTGTGGTGCTGCTATACCTTCTTGCGCTCTTACTATATACCAATCAGTTTTACCTAACTTACTTCCATAAATACTTTTTAGGTTTTCTATTTTTTGTGTTTTAAGTTCAGCTACTGTTTGGCTATAAGTCCTATTTTTAACAGGATAAGTAAATACTTTATTTTTTGAATCCCATTCTATAGAGCCTAATTCTTGGCTTTGTTTAGTTGAAGGTGTTACTACATCGTAAAAACCAAGTTCTTCTAAACTTGAATCATTTAAATATTGTACACCTAAAATATTGCCCCAAGTTTTAGGAATTGAATTATAGGTTTTAATTGTACCGTCTATATTTATTGCTTTCATATCTTATTTTTTAGCTTGGTGTTGAATCACTTACATAGGTTAATACTGAGTAATTAAAAATTGGGTTTGCTGAATCGTCAATACATTCTACCATTAAAGCGTTAGTTTTAGAGCCATCATAGTCTTTTTCGCCTAACTTGTTAAAAGTTCCATTTGTTGCTATAAGTGTTATTGTATAACCACCTGTTAAATTATGGAAAGTTATTACTTGACCTACTTTAAAAGCTGAAAAAGTAAATGACTTAGCACCTGTACAAGCTGACTGTAATTTAAAAACAGTTGATGTTGACCAATCAACATTAGTATTACCTGAAGTTGCTGTTATTGTTGTTGTGCCTGTATATCTTGGTTCTAACTTATCGTGAGTAACATTGTCATCTACAATACTTGCGGTAACTACCGCACTACTAGCCAGTTGGTCAGCTCCTACCGCATCGTCTGCTATCATAGCTTGTTCTACAGCATCGTTTGCTATTGTTACTGCTCCTGAAGATACGCTTACGTCTCCTGTTATAGATAAGGTAGTGCCATTACCTAATAGAGAGTATATTTCTGTATCGTTGTCGTTTAATTTGTCGTATGCTGCTCTAAGGGTATCACCAGTATTATCGTTTGGGTCTGTTCCTATATTTACAAGTTGTTTAGCCATAACTATTTAATTTTTATTTTTTTATATAAATGTAACATCCGCAGTTAAATCAATGTTGTCAGCTTTAAAGTCTGTAGTATCCGCACTTATTGTGAATGTTGTCCAACAAGTAGGAGTTGATAAATCGTTTATCGCTTGGGTAGTGTATGCTATATCTACTCCCCAACTGTTATTTGTAACCATGTTACAATAAACCTTTCCCCAATCAACTGTGTTTGCCATAATTAACTATACTATTACAATCTTTTTTATCGTTTTTTGTTATATAAGCCAAATACTTCTTTAGCTTGGTAACATTTTCTTTTTTAGGTTTGTATTTTCTCATAGTACCCAACCCTCAAAATCGGTCCCACCCTTTAAAGGATGTCTGTCATCGTTATTATTAGTGTAATACTCAGGAAACATACTAGGGGAATTAAAGACTAAAAAGTCTATAAGTCTATCTGTATAATACTGAGCAGTCTCTCTTTCTTTTTCTACTAGGTAGTCTAGCTCTTCTTTTGTTATACTCTCAGCGTTTTCGCTTGTTCCTTTAAATACTCCCTTGTTAGATACCGTATAGGTTAAAAATGGCAAAGCTCTTACCATTGCCCAATGTACTAAACATGGTTTTATATGCGTATTTACTAAAGTCAAGTAGTTCCCTGTAAGACTAGTAGGATTTGCTTTTACATCTGTTTGTAGTTTTTCATACAACTTAGACCCTAAATAGTTTTGTATATGTATATCCTGAGCCTCCTTTAAATACTGTATAAAAGAATCTGTATCTATATTACCATTTGCCGAAGTAAATTTTACAACGTCAGCTCTTGTTACGAAAAGTGCGAAATCAGCCATATTTATCTTGGGTTTTTATATCCTTGGTTCGGCATATCTATAGGAGCTATAGCTACCTCTTTTGCGTTTTGCGGTACTTTGAATCCTTCTCTTATAGCTTGGTTAATATTTACAAACCTTGTCTCGTTTAAAGCATTACCAGCATAGGGTTCTCCA